TGCTCTTGTAGTTATGTTCAACATGTCCTAATGTCGTAATGTCTAAATAAGTCTTAAGTGATATGGCAAGTAGATTTGTAAAGCTCTTGGAATACGCATTTGCCGGTAACTCGGAGAGAAAGAGGATGCTCAATTCAGAATCATTCAAGAAAGTCGTCGGAGAGCGTGCAGTAAAGATGCTCCTCCAGGCCGAAGACATAACAGAGACCACACTTCTGCAGGAGGAGGTCATAAAGAAAGTCTATGAGGGCGCAGAGCCAGCGAAGTGCGTCAGAAACGTCTTTCCAATCCAGAAAACATCTAGCTACAGTGTAAGGTTCATCGTGGGAGGTGCAGGCGCTTATGCGGATGAGGTTGCCGAGGGTGCTGCAGTACCAGTCAATGAGGAGTCTTACAGCAAGGTAGACGTGGAGGTTAAGAAGTATGCAACCAGACCGCTGATTACGAAAGAGATGATTGATGACTGCCTCTTCAACATCGTAGAGCATGAGATTAAGAAGGCTGGACTCAGACTCGAGAACACTCTGAATAGAGTAGTACTCGAAACATTGCTCAAAGAACTTGATGGCATAACGGCTGTGGACCCAGCTGGCAGTCACATCGCCGTGACGGATATTGCAACTGCAATCTCGAAAGTTAAAGAAAAGCACTGGATGCCAGACACACTGATTACACATCCAGCTGCAGAAGGATATCTGCTTCAGGACAGCAACCTGGTCTACGTTGCATATGCAGGCACTGAGACTCCGCTGAGAGAAGGAACCATACCGAGACTTCTTGGCCTCAAGCCATACACGCTGAGTGTTACGCCAAGTGAGAACTCTGGAGTTTACTGGGACGGAACTGATGCTGCAAATCACTACTATGCTCTTGTGCTTGACAGCAACAACTCTGCAGTTATAGTGATGAGAGATGACATAACAATTTCACAGTATGAAGACCCAATCAGAGACTTAGTCGGTATAACAGCTAAGATGAGATTCGGTGTTGGACTGCTTCACGACGACGCTGGTGTAAGAATACTTGCGAAGTAATCAGGTTAGTCATCTAATTACCGGCAAAAGAGATGTTGTTAATGTCCTTCCCATTCCTCTTAATTAATATGCATAGCGGATGCGGTAAAGAATTCTGGATGCGAAATGCAGCTGAAGAAATGCGGAAAATAGGACTTATAAGTAGGTCCAATGTTCCCAGCAGATATCACGACCGTCTGGATTTAGAAGTTCCTAAAGGCGGTGGAAGAACAAATCCATGGACTTATACTGTTACAGACGAGCCATTCATATTCGATCCATCAGTCAAGAGTCCAGAATTTTATGATTTAAGGGAGTTGCCACATATAGGCGATTAGTATGGCCGACTATCAGCCAAAACTAGTTCAAGAATATGAGGTGCGTAATTTCTTCAGTCCACCGCTCTCGTATGATGATATCTCAAAGGCAGAGCTGCTCTTAAAAATCGAGGCTATAGAGAAATATATCGCTGATGCCTATTTCGATGGCAAGATGCCGAGTCGAGAAGATGCAAAGATACCGGCATTACTCCTTGTAGTATCCCAGATAATCCAAAATCCAGCTATTTCCAAGAAATATAACGTGATTATCTCCGAAAAGTTAGGCGATTACAGCTATAAGATTTCGGACAAATACGGGAAGGAGCCATATAACGCTTATGCAATCTATCGTCAGATGGCTTTAGCTATGTTGCGACAGAAGACTGGAAAACGTTACTTTAAATTTGCTAAAGCGAATGTCTGGAGCGTCTAATGTGTTATGTCGGATAGGATAAGAATAAGGATATGGTAGCAACTGTTAAGATAGTCGAGATAACTGGACCGGAAGGAAGTCCGACTTACACGGAGAAGAGTACAGCAGCGGGAAGTGGTTCGAGATATTGCACAAAAGACACCGCATCTGTTAGTGAGGCAGCAAATTATCCAATACCAATTCCAGAGTCCGGAACAAATAGGTCCTATTGGAAGAGCCACTGCCTGGACATTACGTCTGGACCGTCATCTTATATCAAGAACGTCAAATACTATCAGACATGGTCAAACAATCCACATGATGACTGGGAGCTTGGAACTGGTGGTGATTTAATAGTCGGTGTTTCATCTAGCTCTGTATCTGATTGCAGAACACTCTCCCAGGGTTGTCCACAGAGCGAATATGACCAAGCAACTGGTACTGAGGGTCAAACTGGTGATCCGATAGAAACTACGCATTCATATTACTCTGCATGTCCTGGAAAGAAGATGAGTATCACGAACTTTGATTCCTCAGACAATGCCCTTATGGTGCACTCTGGACAGGTGGTCGGTGCTGGTGAGACCGGCAAGTCCCGTATAGTCGTAACACAGCTTATTGTAGGGCCTGGTGCAACACCCGGTTCAAAACCAGACGTGACAGCAACCTTTGTCTACGAAGAGGCGTGATCTGTATGAATGTATTGAGGAACATGCCATACAAGGCGGGTGATATGGCATACAAGCCACACACTCATCCTGTAGTTTATTATTGGATAGCTCATTACGATGATGGCAGTCAACTTGCTCAATATGAGCCACCAGACTACAAGCCAAAATCTATCTATGAGATTCAAAATGATAAATTGGTAAAGATAGGCTGGTATCCCATTACCTATGATTTCGCTGCTAAGTTAAATGAACATGGCACTCCTGCCATTGCTAATCCTTTCTTACCTAAGGTTGAGGTTAATATTACTCCTCCCAAACGTTATATCCTGTTTATGAAAAACTTCATATCTTTAGAACGGTTCAGAGTGTGTGAAGCATGCGGTCATATGTTTCAAGCGACGAAATTCTTTGGAGATGAAGTTTGGACATCACCGATATGTCCCAAATGCGGAGCTCATGACTATTGGGTCTGCAAAGATTGTGGAAAGCGATATGAGAAATTTACTGATACGAAGAACACACCACCAGAGAAGGGTGGTAGCGGGCACTGTTCCGAGTGTGGTGGCTATCTCGAACTTAAACAGGTCACTGGTCGGCAATATTCAAGGGAAAATAGGTGGAGACTTTATGCAGTTGGATATCAGGAGACTATCGGTGGACGCAACTATAAAGTGATATTGTATGTTGATGAGAATGGTAATGTTGAAGTGAAATATGAATAGCTAAATGGCGTTTAATGATACGAAATCTCCAGGCGATATCATCAAAGCAGAAGACTGGAATGACTTTGTAGACTATACAGAGGGCATTTCTGGTCAACTTGATGAACATATGAATGATCTTAACGTTCATTTAACATCATCTCAGAAGGCGGATTTAACCGGTGGTGGCGATACTACACTTCATTACCATTCAGCCGACCGAGATTTAAGTAATGCGACTGGAGTTCTCAGTATAGCTCACGGAGGTACTAACAACACATCTTTCTCAAATGGATATTTCATAGCCTATGATGGTACTAAACTCGCCTCTACAAGTTATAATTCAGCTTCTTTCGCTTCAGCTAGCCATACTCATGACGCAAGTGACATTACATCTGGCACACTCTCAACGGCAAGATTCTCTGCGTATGATGACTTAGTTGATGAAGGAAAGATTGGAACTGGTAGCAATCAAGTGGCTTCTGGCTCTCATATACATGACGACCGGTATTATACTAAAAGCCAGTGTGATGCTAATTACTTCCCGTCATCTGCTGGTCATGACCATGTTACAAACACTTCCAATCCTCACAATGTGACTTATGCTCAAGTCGGTGCAATCCAAGACGCTGATGATACAGTAAAGAGCAGTCATATAGATTGGGGAACTGGCACAAATCAAGTCTCCCTCGATGATATTCCTGATGGCACCACTTATGGTAAACTTACAATAACTCAACGTGATGATTTGACTGATGGAGGAGATAGCTCTCTGCACTATCATTCAAGTGACAGGGACTTGTCAAATGCAACTGGTGTGCTTGCTATAAGTCATGGCGGAACAAATAACACAACGTTTACCTCTGGGATGTTCATAGCATATGATGGGAGTAAGCTTGCATCAACATCATATAACGAGTCTTCGTTTGCTGCTGCCAGTCACACTCATGACGCATCGGATATCACTTCTGGGACTCTAGCTTATCAACGGGGAGGCCTTAATGCTGATGTATCTTCTTTGAATGGTTTGGTTAAAAGCGCTGGTGGCTCCACATCATATATAGCTGATAATTCGGCCAATTGGGATACTGCCTATAATCATTCTCAAGATTCATCTATTCACCTTACTTCTGAGCAGAAAAGTGCGTTAACTGGAGGCGGTGATACAGACCTGCATTATCACTCCGCAGATAGGGATTTATCTAACGCTACAGGCATCTTAGCCATCGGTAAGGGCGGAACTAACAATTCATCATTTACTGCTGGAAAATTTTTGATATACGATTCGGGTGAGGATAAGATTAAATCTTCTGATTATGATAATAGCTCGTTTGCATCTGCAACCCATACACATGCACTTGATGATTTAAGCGATACCACAATCTCTTCGCCTTCTTCTGGGCAAGTCCTCACATATTTAGGAGACTGGAAGAATGCCTCTCCACCACTTACATTTAGCGTTCCTGCTGTTGGGATAAAAGGCAATCGTTATATTCGATTAGCTCGATTCACAACTCCTGAAAATAAAGCGGCATATCTCTGGATGGCCCAGATAAGTGATATCAACGGAAATACGGTAAATGGGCTCCGTATTGAAATGCTCTCTGGAAGTACAGTCGTGTATGCTTGCTCTAGTAATACAGTCGAGATAGGCTCGCCTCTTGCATCCACCGCAGGGGACATAACAATTCGGGTAATCTATTCTGGTGCAGGTATTAGTGATGATGACTATGTGCAGTGTGTTGGATTTATGCAGGTGTCGATAATATGAGGGGCAGAGATTTGGCTATACTGGTCATAGTATTTGCTTTACTATCATGCGGGTTTCTTGGATTGTTTGGACTATTCGGAATCAGCATCTCTCTTCCTCTTGAGATTTTACTAACGTTTAGCCTTGCGGGATGTATTACGTTTCTGCTACGGAAAATCATATTGCGTAGATGGAAAGAATTCTTGATAGCGAGCACATTACTTGCATCATCAATCCTAATTCCAACGGCTGAAACGCTGGATTCTCAGGGACCAAATAGTCCTGATAGCGTAGTTAATGCTTCCGGAAGTGGCGGAAGTATAGAATGGAAGGACCCTTCCTATGCAAAATCATCTGATAACAAGTATACGAAAGCGACTGCGTCACCTACCGAGGGATATACTGTTTATCTCAAAGCCACAGATTTTGGCTTTTCCATTCCATCCGGTGCAACAATTGATGGCATAAAAGTTGAGATAGAAAGGCATGCAAATTATGACACCGATAAGATTTGGGTCAAGGATTGGAAGGTATATTTATTGAAGAACGGGAACACAGTTGGCGATAACAAAGCAGATACGGCAACTAAATGGCCAACATCTGATGCATATAAAACATATGGTGGAAGTGACGACTTATGGGGCACAAGTTGGTCTCCAAGTGACATCAACAACGCAAACTTTGGAGTCGTGCTTGCTGTTCAAATGGGTATTGGTTCAATCCCGCCTTCGGAAGCCTACGTTG